ACAAAGATTACGGTCATTTGGCGAGGCTACAGCTAGAATGTTTAATGATCCAAATTTTCAGATTCGATTTTTAGAAGCTCTAGCTCAAGTTGCGGGACCCTTAGCAACGGCATTTTCTTTTATCCCTGGAGTCGGACAGGTATTAACAGTTGCTTATAGTGTTTTAAATATGGGAGCAGAAATGGTAGCGCAGCATCTAAGAATTAGAGAAGCTGAAAAGGAAGCATTTAAACAATACGTTGTTGCGGAAGCAGAGGCAAGAGCTGCCGCTGATGCTTCACTTAAAATTTTATTTGAGCAGAAAGTTCAGGCCTTTATGGAAATAATGAGAGCAACAAAGGCCCAAAAAGAAGCTTTAGCAAGAGAATTAAACATTCCACTTGCCGATGTAGATGACCCAGTTAAAGTAGTAGCAGCACGTGCCCGTATAGCCGAATCCCGTGTACTCGATGAAATAGCACGTGCCCGTGCGTCCGAAGCAGCAGACTTGGCCAGACAACAAGCTTTAGCATTAGAATTAAACATTCCACTTGCGGAAGTACAGGCCTATGAAGCCCGTGAGCAACAAAATAGATATTTATAAATGTAAATGTAATTTAGTTTAAAAATTAAAATAAAATTAAAATAAATACACTTAGTAAAATATGCCGGGTATCCCAAATTACGGTTTAGATTATGTTGATATGTCCGAATTAAACAAAATTAAAAGGGAAATGTATATTTCACAAACATCTAACTTTAGAAATTTAACAGAAAGACCATTAACAGATCCAACTAAAGGTAAAGCTGATTCTGATTTATTGTCTATTATCGAGCAGATTATGCTAGTCACTGGCTCGTTAGAAACACTAACGGGTGCTCTTAAAATTGATAGAGACTCATTATCACTTGAAGCTTTTAAAGTTTCAGATTTAGCAAATATTAAAGCTACATTTAAGCAAAATCTTTCTAGTGTGTCCAGTATCACTAGTAGAATTGAAAGAATTAATAGAAGTTTAGAAAGACTAAGACCTAATTTTAATTTTGTTAGGTTGAAAACTATGATAGATTTTAAAACTAAAATGGATTTGGCGATTGAAGCGTTTGCTGAATTTTCATCCACTACAGAAGATATTATAGATTTTCTAACTGAAGATGGATTGCTTCTTTCAAAAGGATATGAAAAGGTAAATAATCCACAACCGCCGATTCCAGGTCAGGAAGGAATGCCACCTATTACAATTCCAGGCTATAGAGCAAAAGTTTTAGATGAAGACATACAAGCTAGAATAAGAGCTTTAAAGTTTGAAGATGATTTTGATACTATTGAACCAGGATTATCTCAAGAAGAAAAAGACCGTTATGAGGTATATTATATAAATACAGCTCTTCGCCAACTTCGCATGGAAGACAGAGAACCAACACAAAAGGAATTTGATATTGATTTGAATGTTGCCGAGCGCGAAGATGACCGCGATTTCAGAATCCTTAATGCGCTTAACAATAAAGTCAAAAAAATTAATGAACCATTTGTTAAAGTACTTGATGATATTTTTATTGCTATTTCTGACTTTTTAGAAATAGGTACTTCACTAACTCAATCTTTTAATGAAAATAGGGTACAAGACGTTACGTCTAATACTGCCTCAGCGGTTAGACCAGTTATTACTGATAATCTAAACATGGAAGGTGGAAGACTTTCTCATCCAAGCTCACGTGAAATGGCCAAATATTATGAAAGTGGCTCTTCGAGATATATGTAAAAAAAAATTAAAATGAATTAAAAAAAAAAATTAAAATAAATTAACAAAAGTTTTAATTAAAATTTCAAAAAAAAAACTTTTGTTAATATCAAATGGTAAAAAAAATGAAAATGAAAATGTCCGGTTGCGGAATGCCAGCAAATATTTTACAGCATTTTTTAGAGTTAAGTTATGCTAATCCTAACCGTAAAGACGCTCCCGAAGGCTACACGCTAGATGAAGAATTATCTGATTCTAGGGTTAAAGTTTATCCTAAAAATAATTCTAATGAAGTAATTGTAGTCCATCGAGGATCGGAAGGATTAACTGATTGGCTAGACAACGCATCTTATTTAGCATATGGAAAAGTTAAAGGAACTACTTCTTATAAACTCCATCGAGAACGTCATATGAAAGCTGTTGAAAAATATGGGGCAGAAAATATAATCGGACTGGGACATTCTCGCGGCGGACTATACGTTCAAGAATTAGATAAGGAATTTCCCATGAAAGAAATAATTACTTATAATAAAGCGGCGGGACCAACTGATATCCTAAAGTTAAATCCATCAAAACAGACTGATGTTAGAGTTGGAAATGATGTAATTAGTATGCTTGCTCCTACCCAGCTTAATAATAAAATAGTATATATACCAGGGACTAAAAATCCATTTGATTTCTCCGGAGCTCATAAACCAAGTGAATTGAGACAATTGGGCAATCAGTACATCGGACTTGGACTGGAAGGCGGCGGAGCTAAACCAAAAGAAAGAACACTACCAGAACTTAAGAAATTATTAGATAAATATAAAAAACAATTAGAAAGAGCTAAAAATGGATTCATTTATAAAACCTACTCAAAAAATCAGTTCAGGTCTGAAATTTTTGAAAATCCACATCAAAGACAACAGGAAGTTATAGCATGGTATATTGCTTTGACTGAATCTAGAATTCAAGAATATGAAAAAACTGGAAAAGATAATCCAATTGCTATTAATTTTACTAATGATGATTATGGAAAATATTATCCATCTAAAGCAGATATTAAAAAATATAATGAATACAAAAATCTTACAAATCAAGCGACTATAACAAGAATATTAAAATCTTTAAAAAAGAAAGAAGCAAAAATCAAAGCTGGTAAAGAGTATAAATTTGAATATGAAAATGAAAGAGTAGCTTATTTTTTGGGGGCTTTTAAACAGGAAGGAAGTGGTCTAACTGATGACATCGGTAGATATCTTGAAAAGAAACTTTTTTACCCAAAGCCACTTCAAGAAGATTTTAAAGATAATACATGGCAGATGATTGAAAAACCAAAACCAAAACCGAACCAAAAATTTGAAAAAGTAAATATGGGAACAAGCACGGCTTTACTAGAGCCAGAAGATTATGATTGGGTATCAGTACCAAATTATCATACTCCTAAAAAAACTGGAAAAGGTTTAATTTTAAAATTCTAAGTAATATATTATATAAATGTCCTACATCGATAAAATAAAACAAAATAAATTATCCGATGAAACTTTAGACAAAAGAGTAAGATATCCATTATCGGATGGAGATCTCGAAAGATATTTTGGAGCGGGCAGGGAATCCGAAGTTATGAAATACTCTGAACTTGCTAAATTTAACTCTATTGATGAACTTTTACCAGAACCCTTTGACTTTAGAATAATTTTAATTGAAACAAAAGAGAACTCCGGTCACTGGGTAGTAATTTTAAAATATAAAGATACTATTGAATATTTTAATAGTTACGGAGTTAATGCTGATACTCAAAAAAGTCAATTAAATAAAGCTATGAATTATATGCTCGGTCAAAAAGAAAACTTTATTACTAATTTAGTAAAAAAATCAAATTATAAATATGTAGTTAATGATATTCCATTCCAGAGTAAAAACTCAGAAATAGCCACATGCGGCCGCTGGTGTGCCCTGCGCATTATTACAGCTAAAGATTTACAATTAGACTTAGTTGAATTTGCTAACTTAATTTTATCTAACTGTGAAGCCCTAAATGTTAATCCCGATACATTAGTAAGTATGTGGATAGACTAGTGCGTTTTATTTTATAAAATAAAATCTTGCGTAATAGTAAATGTATAATGCGCGAAAAGATAGATCGCAAAGTGTATGTTAAAATGTATAACACTTTGTATTATGAAAAGAATAAAGAACAAATCTTAGCTCAAAAAAAAGAAGCTAGACAAATTATTGCCGAGTCCAAAAAACCAAAATTTAGAATAATTTGTGAACCAAAAACTTTAACCTTTTAATTTAATTAAAATAATTACATAATATAAATGACTGAGCTTTTTGGAGGATTGCTCCCTCCTTATGGTAGAATAGGCGGTAAGTCAAGATTAAAAAAAAGGATAGTTAAATTATTCCCTGAAAATTATACAGACTTAACTTATATAGAACCCTTCTTTGGCGGAGGAAGTGTATTCTTTTATAAAGACCCTAGCAAACTTGAAGTTATTAATGATTTAGATAAAAATGTTTATACACTATTATCTGGATTAAAAAAATATCCCGGAGATAAAATTAGTGAGGATATCAACGGCAATTATAATAAAGAAGCCTTTATAGAAATTAAAAATCTAAAACCTAAAACTAAATATGATAAATTCATACAATTATTTTTACTTATTAGATTAAGTTTTTTTAATATAGGTAGAACCTTTGGTAATCGAGAAACAATTAGGTCTAATTTTGAAGATAAATATAATACACGGTTGAAGAACACTATTATATTAAATAAAGATTATAAAGAAGTCATAAAAAAATATGATAGTCCTAATGCCTTCTTTTATTTAGACCCTCCCTATAGTATGTCTAGTGATATTTACTATAAAGAATACCTAATAGATATTAATGAAATGTATGATTTATTAAAAAATCTAAAAGGTAAATTTTTGTTAAGTTATGATAATAATAAAGAAATGAAGAAATTATTTAAAAATTATGATATTAAAACTGTAACTACAACGTATTCGCCTACGCAAGGTCAAGACTTAAGAAAAGCAAAAGAAATATTGATTAAAAATTATTAGAAAAAAAAAATAAATACATAATATAAATGAAACTTTTAGATATTGTTATGTCTAGTCGAAAAAATAAAAAATTAATGGCCACGTTTGAAATAAATGGAGTTATAAAGAAAGTCCATTTTGGTAGTAAAAATAGTCAGACCTATTTAGATCACAATGATGACCTTAAAAAAAGTTATTATATTAAGCGGCATAGGGGTCTAGGAACGGAAGATATAGACGACCCTACTACTCCAGCGGCATTATCAATGTTCCTACTATGGAATAAAAGAACATTTCCAGAAGCATTAAAATCCTATAAAGATAGATTTGGTATAAAATAAAAATCAATAAAATTGCTGTATAATTTTATATTTGTAAGAAGTTAAAAGGGCTTAAAGAAATGGCTTATATATAAGTATAAGGAAGCACGAGATGAGCCGCCTAGATAACCTGCCTACGGAAATCATCGACCTTATCAAATATTATATGATAGTTCAAGAAAGCGAACGGCGGAATTATTTTGTAGTAGTACAAGACACTATTATTAGAGATTTATCAAGCCTAACCATTTATGATATGGCCTACTTAAATATTATTAATGGAGCAAATAAGACAATCCTTAAAAAAATGTGTAAGCCACTAAAAATTAAGCAAGACAAAGTGGAATATTTTATGAGAGTAAGCTTGATGGAACACAAACTAAACAGGAAATTTGGTATTTTTGACCACGTAAGAGATTATTGGATTAGATCCGGAAAAGGAGATAAAAAAAAAAGATAGTTAGAGAACCGGAATCCGATGATGATGAAGAAGACCTTCGGCTTTTCGACCCATTTAATTAAATAAATAAAAAATCTAAAAAAAATCAATAAAATTAGATTATTTTTATGAATAATTTTAAAATTATTCTTTTAGTAGTTAATAAATAATCTAAAATAATCAATAAAATTATGGATTATTTTAGATTTTATATCAATTTTATTGATTTATGAGAAAGTGCGTTTGATTTTCTTAACTTCTTCGGTATATTTAGCGAACCATGTGGCTGAAGCGGCCACCCGACTGGACGCCACCGCCGCTCGATACGCCCTCGCCATGTAGGCGTTTCATGGCCTTTTTAACGAATTCCTTTACAGCTGGGTGCTCTTTAATAGCTGCCAGCGCTTTATCTCCAATATTTCCACCAATCATGCGCTTGTATTCAGCGCTCATTACTGGATTTACAGTACCCATATCCTTGGCGTCCATAACCATCTGTTTAGTTAGGATTCCAGTGTAGATATTGCTAGAGCCAGCTACGGTTGTGAAGATACCCGAATTGACTGCGACTACAACAATTTCGGGAGTGACTGCTTCGGGTACATAGGTCTTGAAAGTAATAGTGAATTGAAAGTTATACGAGCCGATGGATCCCGATGTAAGATAGTCGGGTAGCGACATATCATAGGGCGGGCTAATTACTAGCATGCCACCGGTTGTAGCCGTAGGCGTTAAACCTGAGTTAGTATTTATTACTGTCCCCGAAAAATTAGCAACTCCCTGGAATTGAGCCCAAGTCTGTTTAGAGCCGTTGGCTACAGACATTCGCCAGAGGTCGAAGTTGGTAGCGCTAGACAATAGACCAGATGTGTTATTGAAATTAATAGAAATTGAATCAATAGGGAATGTATATTCACAATCCGTAAGATTCTGATCGGTCATTCGCTTCCTAACACAAATTAGGAACAAATCTGGAATCTGATTTAGCTGAAGATTTTGAGAATTGAGAGTAGTTGTTACTGGAATTGTAGCTGAGCCTGTAATAGCGGATGTTGCGTTAGATGCGATGTATCTTGGTAGATCGACATATGGTACAACATTGCGGGCTAGGATTACATCCTTGCTCTGTGGAGACATAAAATTTAGAAGCATAGACGTTTCTTCGAATAGCGCATTAGTATCAACATTAGAGGTAGTATTATTAGTCTTAATACCAAATTCTACTGTGAGATCTGGGGCAGCAATAGTAGTACATAAAAAGCGCTTAAGAGTGGAATCGATATTGAATACAAAATTCATAGCATTAATACCAACTAGACCCTGGTTATTATATTTGGGATTTCCATAAATAAATGGCGATAGACCAATTAGCGGCTCACAAACTTCAATCTGATAACCCATTCGGTAGATGTCACCAACATTGGCAGAGACAGCTAAAGTCCTAGTCCAAGCCGTAGTAGATACCGTGTATTTGGAATAATCTACAAGTTTAATAGTAAATGAGCCACGAGGCTGGAAAGGCTTGTTATGATCGCAACCGTTAAAACCGTTGAGAGCGTTAATGGAATGTCCAGAGCCAGATGAAAATTTAGCCACGGTGCCATCAATAAGATTGGGGCACATTCCACTATACCGGGTTAGTTCTTCCTGATCGCACAATTGGAGTAGCTGTGGAAGAATATCCTGAAGATTTGTAGACACATTAGTGTTATTAATCTGCGCGGTAGCAGTTGTGATAAGGTGATTAAACGGGAACGCTTGCGTAGCCAAATTTGTAGCCCAAGCTAGTGGGCGGTCACCGACCGCTACATTAGTCTGTACCACGGTAAAATTAATTTTAGTGCGGACATATACTTCACGATTGACTATAACATTCTCACTTGGAACATTAATGTTAAATGTAATGGAAGTAGGACTCGATGAGATAGCCCGGAATGTCTGGTAAGTATTGGAAGCGGCACCGGACTGTACGGCATATACAAGTTTATCAGTAATTCCAGCAATAGCAGAATCTTTAATTAGGACAGTTGAGAAGTCACCGGACATTTTATTATATATTTATTATTTTAATTATTTCATTTGTTCTAAACTTTTCTTTTCAAAAAGAATTTTAAGTGAGGCCGATCCACCCCTTGGAAGTATGAATGGCTGTAATTGACCAGTTCTAGCTCTCCATAGTACTGAAATATCAATAATTTGAATAGGCGTATTTCCAGTCATATCAATCCTTCGATATTCTGAGGTAGGTACATATAATACATTAGGCCTAAATCCTTGCTGATTTGTCTGAAAATCTGTAATAATAAGTTCAAATTGACTATTAACTTCAGCACTGGGTGGTTGATTACCAATTGTAGTAACGGTAGATGCTTGATTAACAATAATGGGCAAAGTATTAGTAGTGAATACTATACTATTTATAGGACACCATGTATCGATTGTACTCATTTCCTGAGGAATAGAATAATAAAGATTGGAATATTCCCATTCATAATTTTGAGATTCTGGAATTGTATAAATACCGGTGAGAGGGTTAAATATTGCTGGGTCAAAATCAAATGTATAAGCTGGACCAGTTGGACGGAAAAAAACATCACTTATTGATGTGAGTTGTGGAAAGTTAAAATCAATTATAAAATACTTTTCATTATTAATAATTGTTTCTGTTGCTGGATAAGTATTAAATAAAGCGTACAAACTAGCGTTCATTAGAAATTGAAATTTAAATGGGGTTGCTTTATTAATAGTTCCTATGTTATTTAGTCCTACTACATTCCAATTTATTCCAGGAATTAGATAATTAGTATCAAAAATTCCTACTGGTGGTGTAAATAACGCATTAGCTATCAAATTAGCTTGAAAATTTGACCATCTAAGAAATGGCGGAGCCGGAAATTGTTTAAGAAATACATTAAGAAATGCGGGTCCGTAATTTGTTCTATTAGCAACTCCCGGTATTAAATTAGTATATAAATAATTAACCATTTCTATATACGTGTCTTTAATAGCAGCATTAACAAAATTGATAAACCTATCATAACTGTGACAATGATAATATGGATATAGCACGGTATTTTTTCCGGTTAAAGCTCCGGCAGCAGTCGGTGGTTGGACTGATGGATTATCTGGTCTCCACGACACTCTACTAAACTGAGTATAATTATCTAAAGCTCCTAAACTAGTAAGTTTTGGCGCTGTCATACTTGGTAATTCAACACCTACAACTCTAATTCCAACTTGGTATGTTAATTTTGTAAAATCAAAAGTACCCGGACTATCAATGTACGGCTCACATACTAATACAGGGAGAGAATAAGTATCCACTTGAAAACGTGACACACTCATTACATAATCGCCGCTATTTTGTACTATAGGACTGTCTCGTGTCTCCAAAAAGCGTAATTGGTTCTGCTCTTTTGCTGTATTATTATAAGCATTAGTCTGCTGTAGGTCAAAATAGATGTAATTTGGGTTGTTTGACTTCTGGAATGAATTAGTCTGAGACATATTTACTAATGTGTAATATTTAAAAAAAATTAAAAAATTAAAACATTTACTTAATTTAAATGCTGACTAAAACAGATGTTTTTTCTTTTATGTCTATTGGCGGCACTCAGATGTTAGTTGGTTCAGCAGCAGATCCAGACATTAAATATTTTGCGGATTATGATTTAATGGAGACAGCTTATTTTAAAAAGGGTAGTTATAATTACATTTTAGATTTATTTAGATCTAAATATAAAAGTGCTTATAAAACTGAAGGATTATGGATTACTGATTTTAAATGTGGTTCATTCAGAGGACAACCTTTAAGATGGGATAAAGACAGTATTAATTTAGGTTACATAATAATTGAGGACACACCTATTTATTTTATTGATTGCCTACAGATGACTTCCAGAATTAAATTAGATGTAATTGCTAATATCGATTCTAGATTGACTGAATTTTCAGACATTTATTTTATTAAAATTGCCGACACATTTATTAGTCCTGTTTTAGACTTAACTGAGACCTTAAAAAGCTTGTACGCCGATTTTCTTAATTTTAAACAATTTAACTTATTCAAAGCTATAAAGCGGTTGTATTCTTTTTTTAAACTCAAGAAAGACCCGGTAAGACTAAAAATTATAAGAGACTTACTCAATAGTGATCTAGGTGATGAATATATAGAAATATCTAAGCTTCAAACTAAACTATTGCTTAACGAGCAGCTTTTTAAAAGAGTGCCGGTTAAATTTAAATCGAATATTATTAAGTTAAATCTAAAAATAAATAACAAGATAGATATACTAAATAGATTAGTTATAGATTACATCAAAGAAAATAATTTAAACTTTCATTTTGTTTGAGTGTAATCTTGAAAAAAAAATCTAAATTACATTAAAATGAACGTCGAAGGCGTTGGTAGCGTTATTGCTAAAATTGTATTTGAAGGTAAAAAAGATAAGATTATATCAATCACAGATAAACCCGAAGATACCCAAAGTCATCTAAATGAGTTTGAATTTTCAAATGGAGAAAAAATACAACAAATTCCTGATAAACAAAAAGAGCGTAGTATTTTATACATCACCGGCGCATCCGGTAGTGGTAAATCTTATTATACCCGCGAGTATTGCGAGCAATATAAGAAGATGTACCCAAAAAATATTATTTATTTATTTAGTAGTGTAAATGATGATAGTTCTATAGATAAAATTAAAACTATTAAGCGGTTTGTGCTTGATGATAAATTTATAAATGAGCCTATGACCGCTGAGGACTTTAAAAATAGCATGTGTATTTTCGATGATACCGATTGTATTACAAATAAAGCACTTCGTAATAAAATTAACGGCATTCTTAATATGTTGCTTGAGACTGGTAGGCACTTTAATACTTCTGTGATTTATACCTCCCACGTTGCTAATGCCGGATTGGACACTAAAAAAATCCTTAATGAAAGTCATAGCATTACTTTTTTCCCAGCTTCTCTTGGTGGAAGATCCTTGAAGTATCTTCTCGATAATTACCTTGGATTTGATAAGGAGCAAATCAAAAAAATTAAAGCTATTAAATCAAGATGGATTACAGTTGTGAAGACATATCCGATGGTTGTTCTTTTTCAACATGGGGCTTATCTGGCGAATAAGAAGGACTAATTGTTTCTTTAAGTCCTCCCTTTTTCTTTAAATTGTATCTTTTATTTTGTTCTTGTCTAAGTTTTTTATATTCTTCAGTTTTAGCATATTCTCTTCTTTGAAGTTTAATCTTTTCCTTATTTTGTACCCAGTAATTATTAAAATATTCCTTGGTAGTCATATAGTACTTAAATAAATTATTTCTTTAAGTAGTTTATTTAACTTCAGAAGAAGTTAAATTGGTTTAAAGAAATAATTTATTTTCTAATTGTAATATAAATGCGGAGCTTTACATTGACCGAATACCCAAATTTAGATTACCTCACCAATTTCATAACTCATCCTGATATATATCCGGAGCATCTAGAGCGCTTAATAAATTACATTAATATTTGTAAGAAGGATTCATGCGTAGAAGTGACTTATACAAAAGAAGAATTTGGCCGATTCTTTGTAAATGATACAAGTTTTATAAGCTGTTGTAATATGTGGAATAAAATTAGAAGCACACTATTCGGAGACTCCGACTCCGATATAGATATAGTAAATGCTCACTCTGAAATACTTTTAGGACTTATGAAAAAATACTCATTGGACTCTGAATACCTTAAAATGTACTGTGACGACCGCGATTCTATTATAGATAGTATATACATCAGCGAAGACTTCATAAAATTGTATAACCAAACTAAGAAGGACAATAAAACTAAAAAGGACATCGTTAAAAGCTTATTTACTATTATACTTTATGGTGGTAGTGTATTAACTTGGGAGAATACATTTAAACTTACTGGATCTGACTATAAATTAACTTCTTTTGTTAAAAGATTTGTAACCGAATTGAATGATGGTATCCATACTTTAGTTAAAAAGTCTGAATTTAAACCGATTTATGAATTTTCAAAATGTAAGCAAATAAATAGAGCAAAAGAAAAACATAAAAAGAAATTCAAGGAAGACTTGTTTATTATTAATCATTTTAAAGTCCTAAGCTTGATATTACAGGAGTATGAATCGAATATAATATATAAATGTATAATGTGGTGCCAAAATCGGGAGATTATTGTAACATCTTACAACTACGATGGCTTTCAAATTTGTAAGTCCCAGGACGTTACAGATATATTACAAAATGTAAATAATTTTATTAAAAATGAGTATCCAAACTTTAACATTAAATTTATACATAAGCCGTTTAAGCCGGGACTAAATATAAATGAGTTTGTTTATTTGGAATCTACTAGATACTCCAGAGATGAAATGAACAAATGTAGTATATATTCCGTACAAAAAGAATACTTCGAAAGATTTCATTTTAAAGTACATAATCCTTATTGTTTTATTAGGGATGACTCCGCGGGCATCTTTTTTATTAAACCAACGTCCTTAGCTGTTTATAGCGACATCAATACAGATGCTCCGCATATAAAAAAGCCATTTTTTGGTTTTATTTCTGAATGGATTCATGATACATCAATTCGATACTACGACAGCGTTAATTATTATCCAGATCCGCGTGATTGCCCAGAATGGATATATAATATGTGGAAACCTTTTCCTATACTTAAAATACCGAGTAAATCTATGGATACAAGTTTTATTCATAACTTTATTAAATGTGTAATTGGAAATACTGAAGTTGTTGAATATATCTATAACTGGTTCGCCCATATCTTACAGTTTCCAAGTAGAAAAACAGAAGTGTGCTTGTTGTTATTTGGTAATCAAGGCTGCGGCAAGAGCTCAATTGCCGAATATTTAATGAGGGAAATACTTGGCGCTGATAAAATGCTAATAACTTCTAAAGTTGATAAAGCATTTGGTCGATTTGTTAATACACAGGGAAAGCTATTAGCAGTCCTTAACGAAGCTAATGGAAAAGAGACATTTAACATTTCGGACATCTTAAAGGATGCTATTACATGCGGGCAAACAGAACAAGAAAAGAAGGGCATCGATGCGGTATCAGTAATCGATTACACCAATTACATCTTTACTACAAATAATCTAAATAGTGTTAAGATACCTAAAGATGACCGCCGATTTATGCCTATAACACTTAATGATACATACTTGAAGAATGCTCCTTTTTTTGATGAGTTGTATTCTCTTTTTAAGGATAAAGAAGTTATGAGGACTTTTTATGATGAATTGATGTCAAGAGATATCAGTAAATTTAATCCATCAAGAGACCGCATAGAAACAGAGATTATGATAGACATGAAGTCGATGAATATGGATCCTGTAGAACAGTTTATTGATTACTGGAGGAATAATTTAGAATTTCATATGGAGCGCAAGATGCGGTCATCAGATTTATACCAAAAGTTTCGTCATTTTTGGGAAGAGGACGGTAGGAAGTTGATGGATATTCCTACAAGCATTAAATTTAGCATAAGATTGAAGCAATTTAGTACTCGGGTGAGGCATTTTAAGAATAATAATTGGTATTTTGAACTACTTGATTAAGTACGGGAGCTCTTAATTAATTCGGGATACTCTTCGGGACTGTTATTAACTTCTTCATATTATAGATTATTTACTACTATTATTATTTCTATTAGTAATTCTTTAATAAAATAATAATAATAATAATAATTAGAAATAATAAAGGGATAAAAGGATAGATGGGAGGGTATAAATTAGAAAAATAAAAGGGAAATAAAAAATAAAATAATTTTATAGTTCCAATAAATAGATTTGAAATGGGTCATCCCGGTCATTTCTGTCCCGCTCTCCCGTAAGAAGTTAATATTAACTGAAATAATTGAAAAATATAAATTATATAATATATAGTAAATTGTAATGGCATATCTACGCCAAATCTATGGAGGAGCCGCAACTTATATTACCAAACCAAATGAAAACCAACGAGATACTTTACAATTAATAGATTTTG